TCTGGATTTAAATGAAAACCAAGAAATCCTATACGGTGATTTTATGAAGTACCCCTTCCACGATGAAAAGTTTAAGACTATTATTGGGAATCCACCATATGTTAAGAAGTCAAATGGAAATCTGTATCTTCATTTCATTAAAAGGTGTTACGAACTTTTGGATGATGATGGAGAATTAATATTTATCGTTCCATCGGACTTCATTAAATTGACGAGTGCTTCGACGATCATATCTGAAATGGTTGAACATGGGTCATTTACACATTTTTTGTTTCCACACGATGAGAAACTGTTCGATTCGGCGAGTGTGGATGTGGTAGTTTTTAGGTACAGAAAGGGGGTATTCACACAGAAGGTAGATGTAAATGACACTTTGAAATTTTGCAATACAATCGATGGTATCGTGACATTTAGTGATGAACATATGTGTGGTGATGTCGTGTCGAACGTGTTCAATGTGTATGTTGGTCTTGTTTCTGGAAAAGATGAAGTGTATAAAGTTCCCTTTGGGAATATGGATATCCTCGTAGATGAAGAGAAAGTGGAAAAATTCATTTTTGTAGATACTTTTCCGACAGGTCAGACACAGATTGATGAACACCTCTTGAAAAATAAAACACACCTGATGAATCGAAAAATCAAAAAGTTTAACGAGACGAACTGGTTCGGGTGGGGTGCGCCGAGGAACATTAAGATGATTGAAGAAAAGGGAGATCACCCATGTATATATGTGAAAAATCTCACGAGGGATGAAAGGGTTGCATTTGAGGGTACGGTTAGGTACTTCGGTGGTAAGCTTTTGTGTCTTGTGCCACACGTGGAAGTAGATTTGAATGAAATTGTTCGGCTTTTCAATAGTCAGGAGTTTAGGAAAAATTACATGTACGCTGGTCGATTCAAGATTGGGCAACGACAGTTGGCAAATGCACTCCTAAGTGATTTAAAAGGGTGATAAAAGTATGGACTATGGAAGTGATCCGAAAAAATCACAACGAGGCTAAGAGGTTGTTGATCCAGTCTGTTGCACAGAAGGGACAGCATATCTTGGATGTGGGTTGTGGTTTTGGTGGGGATCTTCAAAAATGGCACAAATGTGGGGTGAATATAAATATGTGTGATCCGGAGCCTTCAGCCTTGGTGGAGGCCAAGTCTCGTGCGAAGAATATGCACATGAGGGTGAATTTTTATGACGGTGACATACACAATTGTCCAAATAGGAAATTTGAGGTGGTGTGTTTTAACTTTTCGCTTCACTATATATTTGCTTCGAAGGCGCTTTTCATGAGTTCCCTGAGGGAAATCAAAAAGCGCATGAAGCCCGGTGGTCACCTAATCGGCATCATCCCAGATTCGGAAAAGATCATATTTAGAACACCATTAGTTGATGAGATGGGGAACTTTTTTAAACTGGAAAAGCATGGGAATGGGGATTTTGGTGAAAAATTGTTTGTACATTTGACGGACACACCATACTACGCAGACGGACCAAAGTCAGAGCCTGTAGCCTATAAGGATTATCTTGTGACTAGTCTAGAAGACATGGGGTTTAGGTTACAATTGTGGGAGGGTATAGGTGGGAACCCAATCTCAGAATTGTATAGTAAATTTATCTTTGTCTATAACAGATGATAGCATTATTTCTATTGATACTCATAAACCTCTTTATACTCCGTGAAACCCGCGAGCCCCAAAGACTCAAGGAAGTCAAAGAGAAATACCGTATCCTCAGGGAACACCTAGACGAGACGAACAATGAAAAGTATTCTATGATCGTACGAGCTATCCCAATCACGGGTATTCTACGTATGAATGGTGCTGTTGGATACAATACAAATAAGGGTGGTGAAATTGCTATATGTCTTGATGGTGAGTCCAATGAGATTTTTCACGTTCTCATACACGAGTTGGCACACTGCACGGTCAAGGAGTATGAACACTCCCCTCAATTTTGGGAAAATTACATAGAACTTCGGGACATGTCTGTGGATCTTGGCATCTACGAGAAGATTCCCATCAGAACAGAATTTTGTGGGGAACACATCCAGGATAAATAATATTCTGTGCGTACAGTAAATGAAGACACCACTTAACGTATTGTTTATGGTGATAGCATATTGGATAGCTATATTCTCGGTCATGACCGTTCCCAAATTTATCGACAACTACACGTTTAATCTCATTTGGCTCACTATGGTTATACCAAATGTGTTGCGTGTGATTGTCGGTAACATTCCCCGCCTCGCCGTCGATCGCGGTTTTTTCTTTTCAGCCACGGTCGTTTCTTTGATTCTCACCTATCTGGCAAACAAGATATGGACACAAACAGCGGATTCTATAAAGACCTATGAGGGTGACAAGAGAAAGGCGTTTGACCTCACGATGTTACTCTCAGCGACTTTTGCTATGGGAGCTATAATTACTTACTTTGCTGGTATAGATAAATCAATCTACAGTAATATGGGCTGGGAAACAGTTAATTAGGGTTTAACGATGTAATCCTTGGTCATGTAGAAGGCAATCGCCGATACGATACCAGTAGTAGCAAGACCAACCATACTTCTACCCCCTTGTTCGTTAAGGAACTTGGGGATAGAGGTCGCCAGACGGTCCTGGATGGGCTTGCTCACGGCAATGGCGGTGCATGCCGCGACGACGAGGGCAGTGAGCTGCTCATCGGTGAGGTTGAAGGGGTTTTTCTTCTCGGGTTGCGCGGGGGTGGGGGCGACATAGGCACCCTGGGGTTGTGGGGCAGTCATTTGGGGCATCATACCCTGCATCCTGGGCTCGTCGGTCATCATTGGGGGTTCCATCATAATATCATTAATGGGGGTAGAATCCATCGTTGTCTCTTTACTTTGGTTCATATTTTTTTCAGGTGTAAAAGCCACAGATGGATTATCGTTGAGGGGGACCATTCCCTCACCATCATCCGACAAATTCATGGTATTCACTTGGGGGGAAGCCATTTAATAGTCCCGTACTTTTTCTTCAGCGCCGACCGACGCAATTATCTAGTTTTTGTAATCTTGAGATTCGTCTTCTTTGTCGCCTTCTTGGCATCATCCTCCTTCTGCTGTAGGTGTTTGGGGTTATACATCTTCTTGTGGAGTCTCCATAGATCTGGACCACCAACCCTGAAGTTTTTCCTGATGGTCGCCTTGTACCAGAACACACAATCCTGTATCTTGTTCGATTTTACGGTGTTATCTAACACGAGACACTCGTAATTCTCTGTACAGGCGTCCATCACTTTACAGAACATGTCGAAGGAGGGAAAGATCCCAAAGAAGGATTTGTACAACTTTTCTCTATTCTGGATGATATTCTCTCTGAGGATGAAGACGTAATCAACATTAGCTCGAAGTGCGGGTGGAAGGTCCATGACGTACTGCATGGTGAGCATGAAGAAGATCTTCCAGTGCCTCCCGTTCATGAAACACTGTCGAATGCATGTATCCTTGAGGAACTTTGAGTCGTACATACAGTCATCCAGGAGCATGAAGGCTCCACAGTTTTGTTTTCCTGCACCCACCAATTTTCTCTGCCTCGCCATGACCCTTTCTATCGCGTCTCTGTCATAGTCACCGTAGATGAAGAGGTCTGGAATAAATTCAGAGTAAAAATGGTTACCTTCCTCTGTCCCCGAGAGGACGATACCGGCTGGGAGATGCTTCTTGTGGAACATGATGTCTTTCACGAGGGTGGATTTACCTGTATTTCGCTTACCGATGAATACACAAACTTTATCGTCCGATATCCCCTCTGGTTTGAATTTCCTCAACTGAAGATTCATTCTACTGTAGTCTATCGTTTTATTTGGTGAAATTTTACTCGCGCCGCGTACCTAAATGATAAAAATAACAAAACTATATTAAAATGAATATGCAAACCGGATTCGGTGGTGGTGATGGTTCTGCCATGGCGGAACAATACATGAACTCCATGATTGACATTATGATGCCTGTCATGGAAAACAGTGTTGTTTTAGCGGCTGAATATTCCAAAGCTTGTGGGAGGAACATTATACTCCCAGAGGACATGGAATATGCGACTAAGTACTGTGCGATGAATACAGTGGGTCAGAATGTTGGAAGTTTATTTCCTGAAATTTATGACGAGGACGAGGACGAGGACGAGGACGATATCGAAGAAGTTCCAGAAGAGGATTGCCCACATTTTGAAAGATATTCGGGGGACCAGGAAAAATTCATCCTCATGAATCAAGCTCACGACCAATGGGAGAGTTGGGTGCCACAAAATCCGGCAGAAGAGATGTTAAAAAATGCTATTAATAGTAATGGGCACCTCTGAACCTGAAGGATGGTCTTTTTCAAATACTAAATTCAAAATATATGAATCTGGAACCAGTTCTAGTGAAGATTCTTCAGATGATGAAGAATTATTTTCAAAAATGAAAACAATAAAAAAGAAAAAATTCAAAAAAGTCGTAGAAAAGCAGGAGCTGTTACCTGAATAATTTTCTCAGGATAATCTATATACAATGTCCGCCGTTTCCTCTGCTATCAAGACTGTCGATCTCGTGACTCAAGAACTTCAGACCCAGACTCTCAATTCCATCGTTGGTGGCTTCTCCTTCGCGGCGGCCATGTCTTGGATGGATTTCATCCGTTGGTCGATTACCCAAGTCATCAAGGTCCCCAAGAATGGTGGTAGCCAGTACGCGCTCATCGCCATTCTCACCTCCCTCCTCTCCGTGATTGTCTATCTCGTGATCTCGAACATCAACGGTCGTGTCCAGAAGCCAGCGCAGCCAGTCTATGCGATCACTCGGTAATTTTCCTTCGATATCTCCGACGCCCACCTTTCATGAAAAATGTGAGGAGGAGTCCAAATATAACGATCAATACAATGTAGGTGTATTCTCTTTTCCATCTATAAACATTCTTCACCTCGGGAATGCTTATAGATTCTTCCTCTATAGTCTCGATTGGGGCTTTTGATAGTCCCTCTAATTTATCAGTGGAGCAGGTAATTTCAAATTTCAGTACATGATCTTGATTTCTAAAATCATATGGAATGAGACGACCGTGACTCATGTAGAAAAATTCAATACGAATATCTTGTACAAATTTTTTGGGTCCAGAATGGAAATGGTGGATCACTAGATCATCTGCACCGTTAAAGTTTATAAAGTCTGAACCATCCATGAGAATGTGACCCGTGTAAAACGGGGTTGATGAATATACATCTTGACTAAACTCATCCGATCCGGAAGTTAATTTTAGAACCAATGAGTTGGGACCATGGAGATTGATGAACCCAGATATAATTTCACCGTTTGCATTTGAACTAAAGTCTTGAGAACTAAAGCCCATGAGTTGGTGCGGTGTCGTCATAAGGGATGAGGCACTTTGATATCCATCTGTTCCTGAATGAAACTCAAATGTAAAGGCATTGGATGTTCCCACGTTTGAAAAGTTCAAACTCTGTGTTTCTTCGTCATACACAACTAAACTTACATTAGAATCTGGTGGTGCGAGGATCGTTTCCAGGTCTTCAGCCAGGACGTAACCATTGGCGTAATTTGTTTCATTGAGTGTGAAAACATTTCCATCGACACTAAATGTCTTATTGGTAGCACATGATGACAGCTGAGGTGTAGGAATTCGCGCAGAGACTAGTTTAATTTGGGACACGTCGTAAATTGGGTTCTCTAACGTGACAACGTAGTTGTTCGCATGTGAATATACATTCGTAAGACGCTCACTACTATCAATCGAGAGGTTATACACCTTCATTAAAATACAGGCACAATATTTTAATGAATGTTTTTGTCTAATATCTAAATACTTACTGGTAGATTCCATGAGCGAGGGGGTTGTTCTGAAGCTGGCGCTTGGCGATATCCAAATCATGTGCATTTGGATTTGCGTTGCCCTTGTAGGCGTTGAATTGGTGGATTGGCTTCTGCTGGTATTGTTGGGTCCAACCACCGTTGGCAGCATTCACACGACCATCGATGCGAGTTGTATCTGATCGAACCGAAGTGAGGCGACCACCCTGTTTGAGGGCACTCTCACGGACATTCATACGACCCGCGTTACCCATCCTGTTGGGCTTACCACGACGATCTTCGGGACGGAAACCATACTTCATGAGCTCCTCGTTGGTCTTTGCAGTCATCTTGGCAGCGGCACCACTCGTGTAAGCGCCTTGGAAATTTGTAATACCCGGTGCAGGTTGGTTGTAGTAGTTGTACTGTGAATCGTTGCGGTCACTCTTAAACCGTGTAGGATCTTGGGACATTGTCTGAGCGGAAACGAGACGCTTCGCACCATTGAAACCGAGTCCATCTGTGCGGAGACCAGTTTCCGATCGGTTTGTCGTGCGCTTAGTTCTCTCGTGTTCATTACGTGGGACCACACCCGACATACCTTGGGCACGCCCCGCCATTGTAGGCCGACGGGAAGGGAGGAATGAAGTTGTTTCTGGTTTGTTGTGGGTAAGTTCTCCGACGACGGCTGATCGACCACCAGTGATGTCAGCAGCGGGACCAGATCGCCCAGGGAGTGTGGTCAGTCTGTACTCACCAACATTCACAGGATTCACCCTGAACATTTGCTGATACCCACCAACAGCTGGGGTATCTGCACTCACACCGAGACCCGGGCCAACGAGTTGTTTCTCCACAGGTGAGAGGTTATTCATTCGACCATGATCGTACATGCGGTTTCGCATATTTAGTACTTCCTGACCACCACTTCGTTGCTGCACAGAGATGTCGGCGAAACTCTCCATCTCCCTTTTTTGAGGTACTCCATTCATTGGACTAAATTGATTGCTTTGGACTTCTACTATGGGCGCCTTGACTACTGTTTTTTCAACCTCCTCTACGGGTGGTGGTGGTGAAACAGACTTAGTACTCAAAGTTCGACCAGCATACACTAGACCGGCTACAGCCATGAGCGAAATTGGATCAGCCATTCTTACTTCTTGCCGACATTTTTATTAGCGTACCTCTGCTGAAAAAGACCATTTTGGAGATCGGCGCGGGTACTCGAGGGTTCATACCTCATGGTACGGAGAGGAACTTTACATTCCATGTTGGACAGGGGGAATAGACGACGCTCGTAGGTTTGGACAATGTTCTTGTTAAATCGGGATGTGGATTGTGGGCGAAGTTGGTCACTCGTGTCGATGTATTGGGCTGGGGAACCTTTACCCGCCATGTAAGGGGCGGTACCATAGAGCATGGTGTTGGGACGGCATTCGCCACAGTTCGTACTACTGGGCTGGGGATATACGAAAATTTCATCAGTCGCCTTGACAGCGGGGAGAGCACCCGAATTTTGAACTATCGAAAGGCCAGGTTGAAGCTGATATGCCATTTTATTATTACATGAGAATATTAATCTAACTATAGGTTCCACCACCCCCTCGCACACTTCCGCCACCAAAACCACGGCCAATATTTCCATCTGAACTCAATCCCGAAAATGCCTCGAGCTGGACCCCTCTCGCGTTTGGATCACAATATCTACTATCACTCCTGCACATAGGTCCATTCTTGGGACCGTATAACCATTCCGCAAACTGCGTTTGATCTCCTGGGATTTTCGACACTGGGTTGGTGACAAACTGTCGATTTACTGCATTTTGCATATACTTGGGGAGGGGGGAACGCGAGCGCCCACTATCCATGGGGATCCTACTACTCGCATTTGAGTTCACCGTGGAATAATAACACGCCTCCAATCTGTTTGGGGCATCGGTAAAGTCAGTGATGAGAACGTTACCCATTGGGTTTTCCTCGGTTGGCATCTGACACGGGACCTCACCATCCACTGTATAACTCACCGTATTCATTACCATTTTAGACTTATAAAGAACATACACAACTGAAAGAACGGTCGCACCTAACACGAAAATCCTGGGGTCCCTACGAATAAGGTAAATCAGACAACTCGCATAAATGATAAAACGAGAAGCGGCGTTGATGCGATCTTCTGGTGTTTGATCACTGGTTGGCCAAAACTCGGAAACTTTATCAGCCCTGATGAGTTGTTGGGGATCCTCAAACCAAACTTTCATTTAGTATAGGTGGAGGTTTATTTTTTAGGGAGACTACCAAGCATGTTCCCCATCATTTTCATAAGTGCATCCTGGTTGAGTTCCCCCCCATCACCATCCTGCATCTTGTCAGCGCATTCCTTCGCGATACCCTCAATCATCTTCAACGTGTCGTCTGGGATTGAGGTAATCGTGGTGCCAAGCATGTACAGAGTCTGAAGATACTGCCATGTCGCAGCCTTTGTATTGGCTGACATCCTCTCCCAGTATGACTTAATGTTGAGGTCCTTGAGGAAATCAATTGTATTCATCTCATTGAGGAGAAAGTTGTCATCCTTCGCGGAAATCTTATCGGCGTAGGGAGAAACACCATTCATGAAACCATCAACAACGAGGCGTGGATTGGTCGTTTTCAATAAGTCGAAGGAAGTCATCATTTTTTTAATGCCTTTTTCATCTGGAAAAGTCTTGTGCAATTCCACAAGAAATTGACCCATCATATCGTTAAACGCAGTAACGGATGCCATTTTCTTATTCTATTCGTGTAATCTTTAAGTTTAGAAAGGTTCTGAGGAAATAGATTCCTTTTGTCCAATACCACCAGATACTATGGCAAACACGAGAATCGCATTGAGGACAGCGGGCTTGGTGTATTTATTGAGTTCCAACTTACCTTCATTATTGAGGTGAGCCTTCAAATGAATGTATGTCGCGGTAAGACCCGCCGCGATGAGAGCAGCACTCACCGGGTCTCGAAGATAGTCAGAGAGTTCCATTTAATTATAGGCAACTTTTTTTGTACGCTGCTCCGGTGCATCCCCAAAGAAAACATCATCCGCGACATCTTCGCCTGGCTGTTCCGGTTCCGGTTCGGGTTCGTGGTTCGGGGCTTGAACACCTGGCACGGTTTTGAATTCATTCTCGAGACCGGTTGGTTCAGGCTCTGGTCCCAGCTCCGACACGGGCTCCGGTCCCAGCTCTGGCTCTGGTCCCAGCTCCGGCTCTGGCTCCGGATCTGGGAAGGGATCCTCCTCACCTTCGAGTACATCGGGATCAATGCCATCCTGAATATCACCATCGAGGGAGATGTCTCTCGTTTCTTGGGACATGTAGGTCTGGAGAATCTGCTGTACGGGGATGAGCTCCTTGACCGTGTTCTCTATACAGAGGGAGAAACGAACAGTCAATTTCTCATCCCTTAGGTACTCACTCTGCTCCTCGCTGAAAACATAGGGATCTTTGTAGAGATCCTTGGCGATGTTATTGTAGCAGGTTTGAATGAAAACCTCCGTAGTGGGAAGTTTGAGAGAAATCTTCTTATTGTCAGCCTTGAGGCGAACAGCTGAGAGAATCTTAGTGCATGCAACAAATACAGCCGCCAGTAAATCGTTAAACCATGCACACCTGTTGGCAATGTTATCCGAATGATTTTTCGACATCGCGTTGGACCAGTTGGGAACCTCCTTGAGCAATTTCTGATACATTATGAGAACTTTTCGTCCCTTGGAGAGGGACACAGATTCGTTGTACATGTCCTGAAAGACTTCAATCATAGCTGGGCACATTATGAGGCACATCTGCCCCAAGTATTCACGCTTAGCCTCTACCAATATATTGAGGTTGTCCATTTATGATTAAAGTGGTTTTTAAAATGAGATTTTACTACGCACCTCCCCTGTATTTATTCGCAATTTTCTTGAGGTTCATGAGGTTTGGGAAATCATCGTCGGGGAGCCGCTCTGCCGCCCTTCTCTCCCTTTTCTTTTTGGGAACAACCCAAGAGACATATATATCGTGATCGTTTATGAGTTGAACAGTAAATCCACCCAATATAAACTGTCTGCTTATGTATTTCGCAGCCATACCTCTATCAAATGCTGGATAGCCCATGAGAAAGTGTGGAACAGTCAAAAATATCTGCTTGTGTCCAAGTTCAACCGTCTGTCTAATTTTAGAAGAAAACTGATCGTAAATTTTTTTATAAATTTCCTTTCGAATTTGTTTTCTCTTTTCATCAATCTTATTGACATCATCGATGCTGATCATTACAATTACTCTGACTTATTTTTTATCGAATCCAACTCAGCCTTCGTAGGTGAAGCCGCATCCTTAACGAGCTCGTAATCAAGGAATTCTTTACCAGGGGAACCATCGGTAAATGCACTCACATCACCAGGTACATCAACGTTAATGGGTTGAGATCGGAGAGATACAAGACGAACCTTACCATTCTCAACCTCGTAGGATGCGACGACGGAGAAACCGAAAGAGAAGCCACCCTTCTTGATAGCCATGAACATACATTCGTAGATGTCCTTCTCCTCACCCTTGTAATGCATCACCGATGTTGTCTCGATAATGTAGGTGCAGATACCAGTACGCCTGGATATTTCCTCGTTGGCTTGGAGTACAAATTCTTCAATGGTGTCATTATCGACACTGGCCTCAACTTTGGTATATTTGGAGAGGTCTGGTCTGGGGTCATCGAACTTGACGATACCCGTTGGCTTTGTGTAGCCTGATAAACCGAATGCTTCAGTGAAAGATTCTCGGGAGGTCATGATAAAAACAACCAACACGAGAAGGATGATCGCGACTGAGTAATTCATATTTACTATAACGCGTTAATTTTTTTTTACAAAATACCCTATAGATAATAGATGTCGCTGTTGATTTACAGCCCGAGATGTAAACACTCTATGGATGTCATTGAGTATGTCAACAAAGTTCCTCAGTTGAAACAACTTGTACATTTTCATAACATCAACACACAGGGTGTGCCACCAAACTACCAAAATAAAATCAATCGTGTTCCAACTATGCTAACGAAGAATGGTAAAATTCTCGTGGGTAATGAGATTAAGAATTGGCTTGATTCTCTATTACCAAAAAAAGATGTCGAGAACTCCAGTATCGGTGCGTTTGGGTGCTCCATGTCCAGCCTGGATGGTAATGATAACTCTGATATGTTCCGCCTTGATGATTACGGTCGGGCACTCCAACCCGCGATGACCAAAGAATTAGAAGAGAAGATTAATCGTGACGTGTCTAAAGGTGTGGCATATACAGATTTAAAGATGTAACGCACATATCATAGTAGATATGAAACTTACGACTATTCAAGCTTCTGCTTTTAAGTCTACATTCGAAGTACTGAAAGATATTCTTAATGACGTCAATGTGTACTTTAGACCGAGTGGTGTGTACGTCATCACACTGGATACGGCGAGGACATCTCTCATAGATATGCATCTCGCTGCTGACAACTTTGAAGAGTATGAATGTGAGCAAGAAGAAATTATCGCTGGGATTAACATTTCAAATACTTTCAAACTTTTAAAAACGATCACCAATAACGATGTTCTCAAGATTTCGATTGAAACAAAGGAATATATGAACATAGAAATTATTAGTGAAGCGAAAAAAACTAATTCCAAATTTCAATTGAAACTCCTAGACATTAACGAAAGTCGTATCGAAGTTCCCGATGTAGAGATGACCACTATAACAACCATCCCATCGGCTGACTTTCAACGTTTGTGTCGCGACATGTCAAATATTGGTACGGACATTGAAATTAAGAGGTCTGGGAAGAATATCCATCTCAAGTGTGATGGGGACTTTGCGAATCAAGAGACAATTATCGAGTGCCCTGATGAAAGTCCCACAATCGGGGGTCTGTATAGTTTGAAGTATCTGAATATCTTTACAAAGGCGACGAGTATGTGTGCGTCTGTGCAAATTATACAAGAAATTGGAAATAGGTTTTTGATTCTAAAATACAATGTCGCAAATTTGGGGGACCTTAAGTTTTATCTGGCGACTAAGGTATCTGAAGATCAGTTGTAAAATCATGCAAGGTTGAAAGTACCTTTTTCATACCAAATGTATTGGTGAGTATGATTTTGGGGAAATTTTTCTTTAAAGTATCTCTTTCGTAATATAAAAAGTGTTCGAGTGGAACCTTTTGTCCGTGAAAATCATTCCGCGGCCCTGAATACCGTTTCACCTTTTCAGTAATGTTTCTCTTGGGTTTATCGTCGTGATCAACCACCCAGGCACTACTCAAAGGGATACTAAAATGCATCGCAGTATCTTCATTCTCACCAGGTTTGAAATTTATATCATCCGAGATTGCGGTGTATTCTTTTCCGTTGAAATAATACCTGACCCGTAAAATCACCCACTTGATGTTTTGGGGAAGTAAGGTATGTCTAAATTTTTTACCTTTGACGAATACATGGTATTCGTCTAAAATACCATCGTCCCAAGATTTGCTCTCTTTTAACCAAAAATCATCTTCAATTTGATATTTCATATCGTGATCAATTTCATATGAAATTTCCTCAGAAATTATAGAATAATCACGTGGTGTGGTAAGGTATTTATAAAATAGAAAAAGATTACTTAAAAGTTTGAGGAGCATTCCTTTATATAAGATGGAAGGTAATTTTTTAAGTAGATATAACAACCGAATAGAAGAATGGAACATTCTGATAAAAAATGACCCAGACAACACACAAAAATATCAGAGTGATATGGCGGAGTATATTATGAAATGTATGCCCTACATGAATCAACATACTGATGAAACTGAAGAAATATCAAATACTGATAACGTATTCAATGTAAAGGAGACGGTTGGGTTGAAGAGAAAGGATATTTTCACAGATTATCTAATAGAGGTTGAAAAACAAAACATATCGAGAAAAATAGTAAAAACTGCGGATAAATGTAAAACGTGCCCAGACAGCAATCTTTTACATTTTCATGACACGAGTGATCTCGTGTGTGACTCGTGTGGTGCAATCATAGATTGCCTCATTAGTGAAGAATTAACATATAGAGAAGAACAAGAAACATCCGAAAAAGTTGTGAACTATTCATACAAACGGGAGAATCATTTCAATGAATGGTTGTCACAATTCCAAGCACAGGAGCTCACCAACATACCCGAAGAAGTCATAGAACAACTTCGATCTGAACTCAAAAAAATTAAAATCAAAAAGTTGGAAGACATTACACATGTAAAAATTAGAGGACTCTTGAAAAAGTTGAAACTCAACAAGTACTACGAACATGTCCCATATATCACTAATATTCTAAATGGAATCAAACCACCAAACATGCCACAAGAGTTAGAGGAGTGTCTCCGAATGATGTTCAAAGATATTCAAAAACCCTTCGACACCCACTGTCCAGCTGAACGTAAAAATTTCCTCAGTTATTCTTACGTCCTCTATAAATTTTGCGAACTCTTGAGTGAAGACGAATACCTCCAATACTTCCCCCTCCTCAAATCCAAAGAAAAACTGTACCAACAGGATGTCATTTGGAAAATGATTTGTCAAGACCTTAGGTGGGAGTTCATTCCGACAGTTTAGAATTGTAATCTGAAGTATATATATGGTCATCATCCCCCTCAGTAACTCTGGTATCCTCAGTGCCCACGGCTATGAGGGTGTCAGGGAAAAGTCCAAACTTGCACGACACCGTGCACTCATGCGTGTCGTGCGAGCTGGAGAGCCACCCCTTAGTCTCTTCCGCCGTCTAAATGTCCTCATGATCCTCTTCAAGCGTAAGGATCCCAAGTTGTCGAAAATTTTCAAAGCCGACCGCGATTGGGTGAGAGAGACGCTGCTATGAGTACCATGACAAAAAACGCAAACACGTTGTACGGATGGTTTTTGGTGTTGGCCACTTCGTCACCCGCAATTTTCCTATATGCAACTCTTCCCAAAATCGCAGTCACTATTATGTACCATGGTACATTCAACAGGTACAGAAGTAAAGACACTAATACATACCCATTTATATACCCATTCGTCGCTGTATATACATGGTCATGCACAAATTCTAAATAGATATATCTGAACAGCGAAATCGCGGTAGCCAGTTTAAATTTTAAGGTATCCAATGCGAGCATCTTTGTAGTGCCTTAATATATCTTCTACGGATAAAAAAAATGGACACGTCCCATCTACCATTTTTTGTGTCTTGTTGAAGTGGCCCAAACAACCACCACCTTTCCAGTATCCCTCTTTGTTGAAGACTTTTATAATTTCTTCCCTCTTTTCTGGATCAATGTGCTTACCCGTCTTGATCACCATAATCTCGCCACTCCCCCAGTCGTCGTAAATATATTTAAGTTTGGCGAGACGTGGTATCCCGTTGGTGACATCCTTTGTGATGTTATCATATTTGGGAAAGTCTGGATGTCTACACTCAACAAAGTAGGTATCATCGAGTACAGTCGCGTAATGTTTTGCAGGGATCTTTGTGTGCAAAGATAGACCACCATCCCAATATACCCACTCGGGTATATCAGCCGATGTATGTGAAAAAAAGATTAAAATGTCACCGGGTTCTGGTGTGTATTCTTCCTTCACACCTGTCAAGAAGGTGTATAACTTGTACTGAAAGAGTGTTACCAAGAGGATACTCACAGTTGTTGTGGTTATTGGGAACGTGAGTAACAATAAAACAAACAGAAGAGTAAATATATAAAATTGTGACTTCCGATCTGTAACCAGAATGTTTTCGAATCTCCGCTTTTCAAAATAAAACATCCGTACTATAATAATGAAATATTATTATTACATAATATTCTTGTATGTGGTGATTTCATTTTACGAATGGTTCTTACACCGTTATATCATGCACGGTGATCCAGAGTTCCTGAGAAAATTTCCAGGAATTGGTTCGTACATGGCTGATACCGCCAAGCACCACGTCGAACATCACAAGTATGTTAATATAGATATGACACTCAAAGACAATAATCACACGACGGAGGTGTATTTTCCGTGGAGTATGACAGTCTTACTCGGAATCCTCTTCTTTCTCACTATACGGAAAGTGATCCCCATGCCCGCGATGGTTGCCGTCATTGGGGTGTTTCTTCACAATCTCCTATGGAATAACTGGCACACGAGGTTTCATGATTATAAACCAGACGTCTCCGTGACCGAAGGTCTTCCAAAGCTACGCATTTTCCCCACAACTTTCATTTATGATTATCTTTGGAGGTATCACACGATTCATCACTCACAAAAAGGTGAAAAATATAATTTCAATATAATCTTCCCACTTTTCGATCATATATTTGGTACTGTCGGGAATGTATCATGTATTGATAACATGGAATACTGTAAGAAAAATCATCACGATGAAAGATGCTATCAGAAACAGCATCATTGTTACTCGAAAAAAGATGTAATCAAATAATAGATGATCTTCATCGATCGAATTGTTCGCTACTTTGCAAAAGACATCAATTTACCATTGAGGTGTTATGCAAATAAACGGCAACTTCTAAACAGGAGAGACTGCTGTGATTGTAAAATCTATTGTAAAAAACCTCCGAATGGGGGCACCCCATCACTCCAAGAGATTACGACACTTAAGTACAAAGAATCTATATTTTATAATAAATATGGAGCAAGCCCTACACGAACTGGAGACCCGTGTGCTTCCATGTTTAGACGACGTTAGTCTAGAGAATCCAGAGGCACAACACTGCCTCGAAGAAGTTAGGACTCTTCTTGGTCGAGCACGGGAACTTCTTCAGGGAACTCTAACGAACCCAGAGGCTCAGTACCAAGAATCTCTACAGTTCTACCAGAGTCTGGCACAGGTCCTCCCCCTAATGGTCCTACTTCAATCTTCCGGACCTCCACCCCCCGATCCCTACACGGAGGATAATTTACCAGGTACGCCGTCTTCAGACCAGTCAGATGAAGATAGTTTTTGGCCTGGCACTCCGCCGCTTCATTCAGAGACTTTATGATTTTGAATTCTAAAATAGTAGTGTTGTCAATGATCATATCTATCCTCAAATTTCCAATCACGTGACCCTTAAACTTAATAAGTACAACCCTCTCAGACTCGTAGGGTATCCCCTTCTCCCTAAGTAGAACTTCCATAGCATTGTGATATACTCTCTCACTGTACCCCGGACCCAGGTCAGAATATATCTCTCGAGCAAAGTCCTCTATGTTCATTAAATAGTTTTCAAAATATTTCTCTATATACTTTAAGATGCCTTCCAAAAGGCCAATAAGTTCACAAGAGAGGAGACAACAAAAAAAAGAGTCTGTTAATCGGGCGATTGATCAACTGGCAAATAAATTTAAAAGATTGAATATAGGTAAAAATCGATACAATCTAGGTACCATCACCAACACAAACAATCGATACATGACTGTGCGTTTAAGTCGAATTCTCATCGATAGACTCAAAGAAATATACACCAGAACTTGGAATCAGAGAGTTGAGTATGTGGGTAGCATTCCCTTCACTGTGAGCAATACACGAAACTATGTGAGATTTAATCAACCGACCGCCAGAACAAATATGCAACTGGCTTCTGTGATGCCCACACAAGAAGAACT